AGCAATCGCTGTATAAGCATGATTTAGTAAGACTCCCTTGTTAAAAGGTAAGTCATCTGTCTGTTCTGCAATACAGAACAATGGCTCTATATTGGTGTTTCTACGAAAGAATGAGACTGTATGAGGTAGCATCTTGGTTAGATGCTCCTCTCTGTTTCGGTAGGGGATTATTATCCCTAATCTCACTTCTTCTTTGGTTTCGCTGTTTTTGCTGCTAGTTTGAACGACTTGGCTGTTGGAGCACCTTTACTGCCTGGCTTTCGCATCTTTTCCCCAGATCCTTCGGCTATCCTTTTTCTTTTAGCATGGATATTGGCATAGAGACCCTGTTTCATTCTTCATACTCCTCGGACTCATCTTCCATTTCTTCTGAGCCTTTGGCCTCCCAGGCCATACATCCATTCTCACCCATACATACAAAGTCAAAAATAGCACAATGACCCATGCCTTTTTCTACACCACATTTGGTCATTTCTTCGCCTGTCTCAAAATATTCACAGGCTTTACATTTGCCTTCACCATCTTTTCGAGCACCATATTCGGCTGTCAAAATGGCCTTTTTCTTATTGCCTTTGTTGATGTCTGCATCCATTGTAGATAATGGGCAGCTAGACATATCAGACTCTAGGAGACCGCCTTCTTTCTTTTCGCCCTTCATTGGCTCTTTGCCAAGAAGTCCGATCATTATTGACATTCCTTTGTCTTTCATATGTCCTCACAGAAATTTTGGATGCATTATCCCAAGAAAATTATACATCTATTTTTTGGTTCTACAAGACAAACAGATAAACTTTTCATTCAGACCATTGTTGTATATCTGAAAGATCCCATTCTGAGTGGTTTTCTTTTGGTTGCACTTTGAGCAAATTCTTATAGTGATTACCTTTGGCTCTCTTGTCGAGTTGGTCTTGGAGTCTTTTTTTAGCATTCTGTAAATCTGTCTCAAATCTTTTTGGGGATATTTTTAAATGATGTGCAAGCTGGTTATGACTTGCATAGGGATGGCTTACATACCGAGCCTTTAATACTTTCCTTAGTTCTAAGGGTAAACCCTTAATTGCTTGTTCTATTTCTTCCCCATCTTTGTGATCTGGCTCATAGTGTGGTTCTTCTTCTGCATACAGATTGCCGAGCTCTGGAATGTAGTTTTTTTCAAATGATCTGCAAGTCGAGTCTGGTTGAGGAGCAACAGTTCCCCAAGATACATACCATGCCCAGTTTCTTAAACGATCCTCAAAATTCATTAAGGAAATCCCTAATTATATGACTGTATAATTGTAATCAAATTTTCTGTATTATTTCAATATCTTAACTACTTGTAGAGATCATGGGAACAATAAATCGTAATGGTCATGGGTATTATCTTACAGATGAGGAATTTATAGCTAAATGGAAAGAAAATCCTAGCCCTACATTGATGGCACAAGCTACTGGCTTTAGTGTAAGAGCTGTTCAGAATAGGCGAAGAAATATAGAAATACGACACAAAATAGAATTGCCTACAACTGTAGATTTAATGAAGGAACATAACGAAAAACAAAAAAAAGAAAAGTTAGCAAGACAAGAAGCGAATAAAGCCAAGTTAGAAGAAGCACCAATCAATGTAAGAAGGGGGATTGATCTTGATAAAGGTCGCATTATTGTTTTTAGCGATGCCCATTTTTATCCTGATGACACTACAACAGCTTATAAGGCTTTGCTTAAGTTTATTGAATACTTTAAGCCGAATGTTATTGTTAATAATGGGGATTCCTTTGATGGTGGTTCTATTAGTCGGTTTCCTCGGATTGGTTGGGATAAGAAACCTACTGTTCAAGAAGAACTCGAAGCCAATAAGTTCTACCTTGGTGAAATAGAAAAGATAAGGCCAGCAGGATGTAGGCTGATTTGGTGTCTTGGGAATCATGATGCTAGATTTGAGACAATGTTGGCAGCTCAAGCTAGTGCATATGAAGGAGTGCAAGGATTCCATCTAAAAGACCACTTCCCTTTGTGGGAAGGATGTTGGAGCTTTTGGGTCAATGACGATACAGTTATCAAGCATCGGTTCAAAGGTGGTCGCTATGCAGGCTATAACAATGCTGTGGCAGCTCAAACCAATATCATTACTGGTCATACCCATGTCTTAGCCTGCCAGCCAATTACAGGCTACTCTAAGACGATTTGGGGAGTGCAAACAGGCACACTAGCAGAGCCTAATAATATGCAGTTTGCAGACTATACAGAGGATTCTCCAAAGGATTGGAGATCTGGCTTTGTGATGTTGTCTTGGGATCGAGGCAAGATGCTAATGCCTGAGATGATCCAGGTATGTGGAGAATCAGAGGTTGAATTTAGGGGAGAGATCTTACAGGTATGAAACTGACTCCAGCTATTCTCAAAAACATTTACTGCACTCTGTATTGTTGTGAGCCATTTAGCAAATGGAAGTTACCATTACCAGAGCAGATTAAATTTATTGTGAATGCAGACCAGGAAACAATGGGGACTTATCTCTACGATGATGGAGAGAAGTGGGAGCATATTATTACTATCTCAAATGCTAGATGTGGTCATTTAGATACAGTTATCAGAACAATGGCTCATGAGATGATCCATATGAGCTTTTATAAAAGAAAAGGCCATAAATGGGCACAGCATGGCAAGGAGTTTAGGACTCGATGCCTCATGGTTGGCAAAGAGTTAGGTTTTGATCCACTAGAGCTTTGATGGTGCTGTAGGAAGGACTTGAACCCTCGACCTCCTGATTACAAATCAGATGCTCTACCAACTGAGCTACTACAGCTATTCGGTGCATTCACAAGGTAAATCAAAACCAATAAAAGGTAAAGTCATTTGAGCTTCATGCATTCTTATAACATCAGACCAAGCATAATTTCTTCCTAAACCTTTAATACTAGTTAGTTCTGCATTTTGTTCTATTTTTAATGCTCTTTTTATTAAGTCTGGATGTTTTTCATGCAAATCAATAATTTCTTTTGGCCTTGATGATGGGCAAAAAAAGCAGGCTGATTTGCTAGGTATTTTCAATCCAGCTTTCTCAATTTCTTCAATGCATTCTTCTCTTTCCCATCCCCATTCTATTAGTGGATATTTATTATCATACATATTGTCAATCCGCTTCATGGCATTTTCCATTCGCCTAGTTTCTCCAGCATCATAGCCAATATATTTAATGCATTTTTCACCTCTTGCCCAAGCATCAATAGCAGGCTGCCAAGTTTTTATATATTTATGCTGTGGTCTTATTTTGTAGTGATCCGAACACCTCTTAAAACCATATGCAATGCTTGGCAATGCTTTTAACTCTGAACATTCTTCTTCTAAAGTAACTACTTTATCCTCTTTGGTTTTTCTAACTACAACAATTTCTGGATAGTTTTTTTGTTTAAGCCATTCGCTAAAATATTTAATATGCTCATAAGTTTCTGGTCTTTCTGCTCCAGTATCAGCAAACAAAATTAAATGAATTGGTTTATTCCTATTAACAAGTCCAATGACCATAGCTGTAGAATCTACACCACCACCAAAAGCAACTATATGTGGGGTCATAAAATTACCTTTAATTTGTTCTTTCTAAACAATTCTGCCATTGTCCTTTTGTGGGCTTTATCCCAGACTGCTTTCCTAACATCTTTTGTATAGGTTTTGCCTTGGTCAATCTCGGCATGGCACTTACAACAAATAGCAGCAATAAAACAATCTTCGGCCTTGATCCCCATGCCCTTGCCATCCTCTAACTGATTGCTATGGGATGCTTGGGTCTGTCCTTCTAATCCACAGATCTGGCAAGGTAATTGAGACACAGCTCGGAGAAGGTCTTTGTTTCTATACACAAGTTGCCTCTGTATATGCCTGGATTCTTTTAGCTACAACTACCAATTCTTCTGCTGCCAATAATGCTGTTTTGTTGTTTTTTTGCAACATAGCATCATGATATTCTCTTTCCAACTGCTTTAGTCTTAACACTAGCTCTGCATAATCAATCATTGTGTATTCCTAACCAAATTGCCATAAAAAATAAGGCAAATATTATTATTCCATAAAAGTAAACAAAATCGCTATCTAGCATTTGTGTCTATCGCCCTGTTGGTGGCCTCTTGGCTTCTCCAGATCTCTACTTTTAACTGAGCACTAGTAAGCATCCATTTTAACTTTTCCTCAGTCTCTACGGCCTCTTTTAAACCCTCTAGCAGGCCAATATACTCTGGATCTGCATAAGCATCTACCTCTGCTGCTGCAACACTCTTAGCAGACGATTTAGACATCAAGATACTTTTCTTAGATCTAAGATAGTTTTCTATGTAAACCCTCTCTGCTTTTGCCTTGGCAAACTCAGCACTATGTTTCATTATGTATTCAACTGCTCTTACTGGATCTATATCTGTCATTTGTTAATCCATAAAAGTCTATCAATTTGTTTATATATTTCTAACATTCCAAAAAATATTATTAAAATAAAACTAACTGGTAATATCCAAATTGGTGCTGTAATAGCTAATAATAAGCTAATAAATTTTTTTATAACCATTTTCCCCATTCTCCCCTATTACCTTTTAACCATTGATCTTGGAAGTCTGATAGCAAATCTTTATCAAGATTATTTTCTGATAAATATTTCCTAAACTTCTGCAATCCCCAATCCTGTCTCCACTTGCACAGCTGCCTTACTCCGCATTGTCTCATATGAGTTAATTCGTTCACCAATCCACCTCATTACTGGAACTGCCATAGAGTTTCCTAAAGCCTTATACCGATGCCCATCTGGAGTTTCTTTGCCATTTGGTTTTATGTCTGTATATCCATCAGGAAATCCCTGTAGCCTTTCACACTCTACAGGAGTTAATCTGCGAACAGCCATATTTGCCATCATAACTCCATCAGTTCTGCCACCTTGACCACCTCTAAGCAATGTTCCCATTTTGTTTTCGTTAGCATTTAATTCTGCATCCCATGCAATAGGCAAATTTTGCACAAATGGAATATTTCCACCACCGGTTCCCCAACTGCTTGTAACTGTTTGGCATACATCGCCCATTTCTTTTACTCTGCTATCAGATGGATGATTTTCGTAAACCTCAACAATTGCTTTGCCAGAATATACATCATCTGAACTTAATCCTTTGTAATCTCTTGCACACATTGTTCCAATGCTATTTGCAACATATTGGGAAGCTTCTTTCCTCTTTTCTCTGCCCTTCTTAGTATTCCTTGACAGGCTTTCGGACTCAAATAATACTTCTGCGGCAGGTCTCCAGTCTCCAAGATGTCCGACAACAAACACTCTCCTTCTTCTTTGTGCGACTCCGAAGTATTGAGCATCAAGCACCCTATAACTCCACCCATACCCGATGATGCCCAACGATGTGAGGAAGGCTGCAAAATCCCTTCCTTGATTTGAACTAAGGACACCTGGCACATTTTCCCAAACGAACCACTTGGGTCTAAAGTGGTCAAGAATTCCAACATAGGTAAGTGCCAAGTTTCCTCTAGGGTCTGAAAGTCCTTTCCTAAGTCCTGCAACAGAGAATGATTGGCAGGGAGTTCCTCCGACCAAAAGTCCAACTGAGTCAATTTTCCACTCCTTATATTTTGTCATATCACCAAAATTAGGCACATCAGAATAGTGATGTTTTAAAACCTGACTTGGAAATTTTTCTATTTCGGAAAAGCCTACAGGCTTCCACCCCATATGATGCCAAGCTACTGTAGCAGCTTCTATACCAGAGCATACAGATAAATAGTTCACATCTGTCCTTCCAACTCTAGGATTCTGCGATGCAGTCTTTGGCGATATTGATCCATAGACTCACCAGGATAGGGTTGGCATCCAACTTCTCGGCCTTTAGCAAGAGTTCCTTCATCGGTTCTGTGCCAAGCAAGAACTTCCTTTTTCTTTTCCTCAATCACCAATTCATCCTCCCATCTCTCTTGGTTTATCCAAGTAGAGGCATGAGGAATGAACTCCCAATCAGTTCCTTTTTTTACCCAGTATTTTCGGTGCTCGGCTATTGCTTCTAGTGCTTTTTGTTTGTTTTCTAGCGACAGTTTTTCCCAACTTCTTTTCGCTGTTAGCTTTCCTACTTTTCTTGGGTAGATCTCCCAAAATTTCTGAAACTCCATATTCACTCTCCCATTCACTTAATAAATTTTTCATCCTCTTTGTTCGAAAAGCATCTTCTAGTATGTGGTTGATTCCCCTCTCAAACACAAGATGCATTCCTTCTTGATCCATATCCATTTCTACTAGAGCAGATCCATCTGGATTTTCTTTAATGATCTTAATTTTAATATTCATAATATCCTATAGTAAACATACAGTCCAATACCAAAGGCATACATTCCTGCTGCAACTGCCTCTACTAAAAACAATGGTATATCCCTTTGCAATATACCAGCCCAAGTCCACAAGCCACTACCTACTAATCCAAACAAAATATTGATTGGATAAGCATTGATGCTTGTAAACCAAATCCCTAGTAAGCACAGTATTGTGCCTGACCATTTAAGCAAGTTCATTTTTTCTGAGAACAGCATATTCTACTTTTCTTGCAAACTTTAACCAGAATGACTCAAAAGTAAACTGACCATCTTCCTGGCTCATTTCTGAGATCAGATGCAACACATCTTCTTCTGTTAAGAATGATGGGTTTTTATGCATCTCTGCATACACTCGATCTTCTGTAGTAAAGGTAGTGATGATTATCTCCTTTTGTTTGTTGATCTATTGTTTGCTTGCTGTTTTGGTGTAGCCCATCGACAGTTATTTGGCTCATAATCGCCATTATTGTCAATTCTGTCAATGGAATGTATTTTGCTTGGTTTTTTCCCCATATCTTCTAAAAAATTTTCAAACTTTAGCCACCTAGAACAAATTTTTATTCCTCTACCACCATATCTATGAAAACTTGATGATGATTTCCAATGAGTTCTAGACAATATTCCAGACCAAGCTGCATATTCAGGTGTTTTAAATTTTCCATGCTTTGTTGCTCTATTTTTTGCTAATTCGTTTTTTAAACAACCACAAGATTTTTGTCGTTTACTATTTAATGTATGTCCAGCAACTATGCACAAATTTCCACATTTACATAAACATTTCCAATGGTAATGTCCATTTTTTTGATAAGCAAAATCTTTTACTTCTAATCTTTCATATTGTTTGCCTATCATTTTTTTTATTTTGTTTTCTAATCTTGTCATTCAAACAGTATAGTTAAAATAGTGAATGTTGTCAATTACTAAATGTTGTCATATTGCTTGGCCTCGGCTGATTAAAGTAAACCCACTAGCAGGGTATCGTCTTTTCTCTACTCTTTCACCAATACCCCAAATAATTACCACAGTATCATCTTCTAAATGAAAACATCCTTCAAATGTATAACCCTGAGAGCTGTATGAGTAAGCTCTTTTTAGTGGACTGTAGGTCTTGCCTTTATGTTCACAAATTTCATTCGTCAAAACAATTTTTCCACCACCTTCATTGGTCATACTAGCAATGGCATCTGCTTTAGCAACACCAATTGATAGTGCTGTTAATAGTGCTATTAAAAATGTTTTCATTTGGTAGCCTTTCTCAGCTCAATATGCTTTTGCAAAATATGCCAGAACTCAGATTTAATAATCATTTCTCATTCGCTTTCTTTAGTATTGCTCTAGCAAAATCTTTATATCTAAACTCATGCCCATCATCAGGAGAATCAATACATTTAATCATTTCTTGATATATTTCCTCATCACTTAATTCTTTTATTTGTGGTGTGGTGTAGAGTGGGATTCCTTTATTTGGATGCACCTCTATCCATTCACCATCAAAATCTTGTTTTAGCCAAATAAATGGTTCAGCACTTTGTCGTTGGTTAAGGTCTGCAACAATTCCTCGTTCTAATTCAATATGTGATTTCTCCAACTCTGCTATGCGGTTGTTTTGTTTGACAAGTAAAGCGGTCTGTTCTCTTATCAACTCTTGTTTTCTTTCTATGCGGTCTGCCTGTTGGCGAAGTAACGGACTAGCCTTTTGAACCCACTCCAATGCTTCAATGGTGTTGCTAATATTCTTAACATCATCTGCTAATTCGTATGCATCCATATTTCCCCCTTTTGTAGAATCTTATACTATTTCTACAAATATCTACTAGGTATTTTCCCTAATAAAATGAAAACATCCACAGGCATATGGCAGATCCAGTTCTTTGATGTCTGTGATGTATGGATGCCGACCATCATTCGGAATCAGGTAAAACTCCTGGCATTTAAAGCCTTTGAATAAAGATTGGATATAGATAGGGCTATAGACCCTATGGGCATTAAAATAAACAGCAGGCTTACCAACAGGCACTACAAAAAATAAATGCTTTGCAGAGCTTTTTTTGAGGTTTTCTATGGCTTTTAAATCGCCTTCATTGTCTAGGTTATCTCCATAGCGACCAAGGCCTATATGCTCTACAACATGGCAGCAGGATAAAGACTCTACTGGTGCTAAGTAATCTACAGAAATGTCGATATGACCTATTAACAAATTTGTTAATTTTAGGTTTGGCTTGCGATAGTCTAGGAATTTAGTAGGAATTGTTGCAGCTAGTGTTGTGCAAAGATGCAGAGATGAGCTGATGTCAAAATGAATTTTGGGCTTTACTTCATTGATCTTGCGAACTGCCCAAGCGACATGGTAAACATAATGTTCATCAAACCCATGGCCTTTATCATCATAC